ATGATGATGCAAGGAGACGACCTAAGGGCGCTGCGCAAGGCGATGAACCTGCGCCAAGCCGCACTGGCGAGGGGCCTCGGCATGACGCCGCAATTCATCGGAATGATGGAGCGCGGCGAGAAGGCGATCGAGCCGCGCACGGCGATGGCTGTACTCTACCTCGTCGACCATCCCGAAGCCCGGCCCGACGTCGAAGCCGGTGACGACCCGATCTACAGCCCCGGTCAGCTTTTCGACTTGTGGGAGGAAAGCCGGAAGTTGGCCGACGGTCGAACGTGGGGGCGGTGGAGGTTCAGCGCCGATAGCCTCACCCTCGACCTCGACAGCCGCGAAGATGTCGTCGACCGGGACGGGGATGGTAACGAGATCATGGGGAGAACCGAGCGCTACTATGTCCCGCTCACCGACATGGTGGACGCGGAAAGCCTCACCAATTGGATCGGCCAGATCGCCGGCAAGGGCTGGGGCGCCGTGGCGGTAGGCCAGTTCGTCGCGGCGCTGAACGACATTTTCGGCATTCAGGGCCGCTTCGTGCAGGCCGGCGGCTTTGAGAATGCCAAAGAGGTGAAGGCCTATCTACTGGGCATGCTCGCGGCCGCCGAGGAGGTCTGAAACACAAAAGGCGGCGAGGTCTGGAGACCCGCCGCCTTTGATGTTGTGGAGCGGCCCGACGGGGTCACGCCGTCCTCGCACCCCCTGGTCGGGGGCTCGTCCAATCGACGGGCCGCACGCCGCTGCTGCCGCTGCTCAGCGGAAACTGCAACTGGTCAATTTCATGCGCGCTCCTATAATCGCCGCATGGCCAAAAAATCTTTCTCTGTGCCTTACGTCGAACGCGATCTCGTGGCTGATTGGCTCCGGAACTATCGGGGGCAGGAGGTGGCGACCGAACCCGAGAGGCTCGGCCACGTCACAATGATCGCGGCCGAAAACGAAGGCGATGCGGCGCGCGCGGTAGAGCGCCTCAATCCGGGCTTTGTCGCCATGCGGGATTATATCAGGCTCCTTCCTTCCTGACCGCATAGTCGGGTTTGGGGAAGGGCCGCTGCGGATGGCGGCACCCTTTCGCGAACCGCGGCTTGAGGAATCGGAGGTATCGGAACTGGCGCAGCTCGTGGCGCGTGGCGCGCTCGATATTCGCCCGCAGATGCGCCGCGCGCGGCCCGACCTTCTTGCCGTTGGTCGCCAGCGAGTTGTGATAGAACTCGCCATCAAGCTCCCAGAAGAAGGCAAAAAAGGAGCGGCGCAAGTCCCCCCTGCGCCGCTCCAAACGATGTTCGCAATCGACATCGCCCCCTACATCTGCCGTTCGTCTCGGGTCGCATTTGACGGCGGGCAGACCGAGTCGTTGGTGACTTCCTAGCGGTCGGTCGCAGAATTTGCATTGATATATGTTGAGGGCAGAGGCCGCTCGATCCTGGCGATGCCGAATAGCGGGCAACCGCGCCGCCTCTGGGTACGTCAGCCCGGTTGCCCGCTCGCCGACTTGCGCCGACCACGACCATAGGCCGCGCTTCCGAATAGCTTCCGCGGACGGAATGGTCCAAGCTTCATTTCGCTAACAGATTGATTCTTGTGGGGAGAACATCATGAGGCGCACGACAGTGGCCGCGCTGGTTCTGATTGCAGCAACGGGCTGCGCGGCGGCCGAGCGGGACCGAGAAGAGCAGTCTTTCGAGCCTCCTGCGGCCGTCGTGGATGAGCCTGTAATCGTTACGGTGACCAAGACGCCTGCGGACGGCGCTGAGGTGCTCGACTAGCGCTCCCGCTCAAGGTGGCCGGGACGGTGGGGACCAACCTTTCGCCCCGGCCTGGCCGCCCTTTTCGTGGGGATCCGGGCGACCGGAGATAATTTCATACGCCTCTAAAGTTAACGACGCCACGCCGCCGGGAAGTTGGTCTTTTTCAAAAGAGCAGTTTTTGATATTTGAGACTCGCGGAGGGGTATCCGTAGAGGGGAGAACTGGCATGCTCTCTTTTGGTAAGCACACTGTTGCGAGCTGTGCGAGCAGCCTTCGGCAACGCCATGCTGAGAAGGCCGAAGAAATGGTCGAGCGTCAAATCGGCTGGTCGCAAGAGCGCAACGCTAAGGATGAGGTTGCGTTCTGGACAGCGGTTCTGGAACACCTGCAGGAGGCTCCCGAGCTCCTGACGAGACTTTCGGTCCACTAGGTCGAAATAGGGCGCGGTCCGGCTTTGAATTAGCGGACGCGCCCACTGTCGCCTTTGCAACAACGGCTCGGGGAGCTATCATTTCAACGGCGGTCCCACTCCGCTGGTCCGAACGACCTCACGGACCGCGAGCAGGTCAGGCCTTCATCCCCCAAGGACGAGCCTGACCTGTTTGCACCGACGACGACCCCAAGCGCTTTGACGAGCGCCTGGCGACGATGGGACGGTACGGGTGGCAGGTATTGCAGGTGCTGGGGCGGCGGTGATTTCGCAGTATTCCCGTAGGGCGCGGCGTCGGGCCTCTCGCGAGGGTCGCGCCCGCCAGTCGCTAATCAGGCGCTTCTCTCAGGCCGTGGGTTGCTCGCCATTTGCTCGCTTTGCGTCAAAAGCGACATTTACGACGTTGCCTACGAACATATCCGGCACCGGGTGGATCGGCTTTTCCCTAGCGAGAGAGCATACTTCCTTCACCCGATCTGTCCGGGTTGCCTCCGGGTACCACGCCTCGAAACCGATGATAGGCACGGTCTTCCCGGCCCAGCCTTTGCCTTTACCCTCGTCCGTCGAATGCAGCACAATATCTGCGACACCCAGCGCGTCGCGAGCATAAAGCGCGGACATCATCACGATAGCATCGGGCGTGGCGATGACCCGCCCTTTGCCTTTCGGGTCACCCGGATTCGTTGACTTGGCGCTTCGCAATTCGCTGACCCCGATCAGCACGTTGGGGCTGGGCTCTATCGGTATGCAGGCCGACCCCATGTCGTCGAAAAAATCTCGGATCGAGCCGAACTGGCTGTTGTCGAAATACTCCTGACGGAACTCCGCCAGCGAAATCGTCGAATAGAATATCTTACGCTTGTTCGCCTTCGCTTCGTCCACGAAACGGGCAATGTCAGCGAAATGGGGAGCTTCTACGTCGTTCGTGACGTAGCGAATGAACAGGCAAGAATCCCAGAACAGATTGTCGAGCATCAGGCGTCACCGTCCCATGCTTCAATTGTGAACGGTCGAAAAGCGCCGCGCCAACGGGTTAGGTCGCCGTCCTTTTTTATGGGCTCAATCGAAGAGACTTCGACACGAAGAGGGAGCGGCGCAGTGGAGGAATATATGGCCCGGCCATGCACTCTTACGCGGCTATGCAGGGCGTCGCCGAGAGCGTCGATGTCCTCTCGGCTACAAACGCAGTCGATTTCTTTGCCACCAGCGGAGAGTGTGAGTTTGATTTGCGGGAGCGACCCGCGAAGATCGACATAGTCCAGGATGCCATCGAAGGAACCCATCGACACGCCATCGTACCAAGCCCCGCGCGCGCTTTTCCGAGCAGCATTAGCCCTTTTACGCAGGAAGTCGTCGATGCGGGTAACGACCGCATCTGTGCGCACTTCGGCGAAACCGAACCGGCTTTCTGCCCCGGCGGTTAGGCGGCTCACCTTTTGAACGACAGGCGCCAGCCGGACAACGCGCGAGTCTTGGACCTTAATGCCGTCGATTGCGTCGTTGAAGGTTGGGATGGCTGACACGCCGTCAAAATCAGGTTTGATCGGCACTTCCCGCAGTAATGCCGTCGGTTCGGACATATGCATATTTGCGAGAATATAGTCGTGCGTCGCGTCGCCGTTTGCGAGCGTGTCCGCGGCCTCTAAGGCGGCCACCAGTTGCGTAAGCTTGGTGGCGAACGTGCGCGCGAGGACGCGCCCGTGATCCTCTTTGGTGAGGCCGTGGACTTTGAGCTCAATCTGGCGAGGTCCGATGACGTCCACGTTCTGCCCTTCCCAACAGCGAGGGGTGATAGCCTAATGCGGGGGCTTTGTGAAATCCTTACCGTGCGCAGCCACGCCCATCATTCCCACTCGGCCTTCGCCGGTCGGCAGGGATTAAGCCCGACAACCCCGCTCGCCGCCAGCAGGCGGCAGGCGGCGTCAAGCTGACGGGCCAGAGCCTTTCCCCATGCGTCGCGGGCGTCCTGCACCCTTTCGCCCGCCTCTGCGCTCTCCAGTGCCTCAGCGGTCATCTGTGGCCGGTCAGGGCGGTCGAAGGTGTCAGCAGGGACGCGGAGGTCGACCGGCGGCCCGATCTTGCTGCTGCAGCTCGACACAGACGCGGCGGCGAGCGCGATCGGAAGGGCGAGAATCAGGAAGGTCTTTCGTTGCATCGGTCAGCTCCTTTTGCTGTTCGGCGTCGGCGGCAGCACCGGCCGCCAGTTCCCCGGCGCGCGCGGCAGCCGCGGCGCTTTCGCGAATCCTTTGCGCTTCGAGAGCTGCCCGCCGCTCTTCCGCCTGGTCGCGAAGCAGATCGTTTCGCGCGTCGTTGCGGATCGCGTTAACGCCAAGGTACAGCGCGCCGCCGAGGATCAGCAGGCCGACGAGAGCAAGCAGCCATGCCGAAATGGCGTCGGCGCGGTTTTCCGTAATGCGGCCACCGAGCTCGCCGAGCAGTTTGCCCGAGAGCCATCCGCCGAGCTTGGCGATTAGGAACATCATTTCACCACTCCTCGTCGCGGCCAAAACCGACAGGGTTCGGAGCGCGCATGACGGTATTGCCGCCAGCGTCCAGAAGGCCGGTGTCGGTCGCGACGTGCTCGTCAACAGTGAGATCAGGACGCAATGATTTGCGCTCGTCGTCGTAGAGGTCGTCGCCTACCCATCCTTGGGCGCGGGGGCGGGTGAAGTAGCGGGGCATCAACGCCGAGCCTCGATAGCTTCGGCTTCCGCGTCCGCCGCGTCGGCGACTTGGCGCGCCGCGCCCGCTTCGCCGCCTGCGTTGTTCGCAATGGCACTGCTCGCAAGATCGAGCGCCTGTCGGGTCTGTTCTTGCTGCTCGGCGTCACGCTTGCCGGCAGCATAGGCGAACGCCGCGGCGCCGCCGATCCACCCCGTCACGATGACCGCCGATGCGAGCGTCAGGAAGCCTTGGCTTTCCCGCAAGCTCGGCACCGCCGCAATCAGCAGGAAGAGCATCGTCGATTGCAAGAACAGGCCGAAGCCGAGCCAGCCGCGAAAGTCGTTCGGAAGGATGGCAACGCGCTTGAGCGCGCGAGCCTGCCGACGCTCGCCCACGCGATCGAGATATTCGAGAAAGGTCATCCGATCGCTCCGACCCGGCTGTCGACCCAGCCGACCATGAAGTCTTCGAACTTCGTGCCGCCCTTGGCGAGATTGAAATAGTGGGCGAACTGGAGGCCGTTGAGCGCGCGGAGCATAAGGCGTCGGGCACCCTGCTCACCGCGCTTGCGGCGCAGCGCCTGAAATGCAGCGATCGATTGCTTGCCGACTTTGCCATCCTCGCCGATGTCGGCATAGTCCTGCCCGCGCCGGTTGAGCACGTTCAGCGCCTGCTGAAACCAGAGCCCGGCGCGCGCTTGTCCGGCGTTCACGCCGCTGTCGATGACTTCCTCGGCGACCAGCGGGTCGATCTCGGCGATCGGCAGGAAGCCCGGCTTCTCGATATATTCGCGGCGATAGATTTCGCGGGCCGTTGCCTTCGGCAGCGTCCGCATATCGCCCTGATAGCCGTTCGCGCGCGCAACGCGCTGAGTGATGCCCCAGTTCGTTGCGCCGCCGGGGTCGCTCGGGTGGTTCACATAGCGGCCCTCGCGATCGAGGATACCGTCGATCATTTCGTCGATCGTCATTCGCCGTCCCTTTCGTCCAGTCGGTGAGCGCTCTCGATCACCTGAATTTCCTGTTGGATGTTGCCCTTGGCCTGCTGAAGGCGGCGCATGCGGGCGAGGAAGGCGGTCGCGTTTTTCTCGGCGACAGCGCGCGCTTCCGGGCCGTCCGCGGTGAGGACGGCTTCCAGATGATTGAGCGCCTGCTCGAAGTGATAGAAATGCTCTTCGATGGCTCGGAGCGCGTTCATTTCTTCGCGCGCTTCCTTGGCGTCCTTCCGTGCCTCGGCAACCTCGTCCTTTGCCGCGCGGAGCAGCTGGAAGGTCAGCTCATCGCGATGCTGCTCGACCTCAGCCGCCTTGGTCTCGCGGCGTTCTTGGCGGGTCTCGCGATGGACGTAGGCTTGCCAGCCCCATGTCGCGATGAAGGTGACGACGGCGCCAGCATAGGGCGCGATCTCGGCGAGGGTCACGGGATCGTCGCCGGCGCGGTCGGCGGGGTGCTGCCGTACATATAGCCGCCGGGCGCTTTGATGCGCTTGAAGGCAGACTGCACGTCACCGCGAACGCGGAAGATGTCGCCGTATTCGTGGCTCTTGTCATAGCCGGTCGAGCCGAGGCCGGATTGCATTGCGCGGGCGGCCCCATAGTCGTTGAAGATCGAGAGGTCGATGACGTGCATTTCGCACACCTCGTGCGACTGAGCCGCGTTGAGGAAGTTCGCGCCGGTCTGCCCCCAGGCATGGCCGAAACCCACGCCCAGCTTGAAGTTCGAGATGGCAGGCGGCTTGCCGCCATTCCACCCGCGCGTCACCATCCAGCGCAGCTGGGGCACGTCGACGGCGTAGGGCGTCGGCGGATCGTTCAGATTGCCGACCAGCGACGACGAGATGGTCGACATGCCAGTGTTTTCGTGGCTGACGAGGCCATAGTTCACGATGTTGCCATCGCCGCGCATGTTGCCTTGCGCATAGGAAGACGACCCGAACATCACGATTGAGGCGGTGTTGCCGACTTTGCTGCTGTCGGTGCGGTACATCCGCGTCATCTTGCCGATGTAGACCAGTCCCCAACGATGCTGACCTTCTTGATTGCCCGCTACCGCCGTCGAGGGATCGGTGACACCTGCGAGCGAATTATCGAGCACGTACTGCTTGCCGGCATCCGGAGCCTGAATCTCGCAATAGGTCTGGTTCGTCGCGACGGTCTGGCTCGTGATGCCGTGCAGGCCGCTCGGCGTAAGCTCGAGCTTCATTTTCGTCGGCCCGACGTCTGTGCCCATGAGGCAGGTACTATAGCGCGCTGCGGCCTCGCTCACCCCGGCGAGCTCGGCGAGGTTTCGCCAAGCCGCGTTCTGGATCTGCGAGCCGTTCGACGGGGGCGCCGTCAGGCCATAGACCGGGTGCCGCGGGATGAACGAGAAGACGCTGCTCTTGCGGATGATCTCGGCGTCGAAAATCTCGAAGCTGCCATCATAGAGCGTCGTGTCGGCGGTGCCGAGCATTACAGCTTTCTTCTGTGTCATGCCGCGTACTCCAGCACGCCCAAGGGCTTCGCGATGATTTCGAGGAAGTATTTCATGCGGTAGAACTTCGTGTCCTCGTTCGTGTGCTGCAGGTCGCTCCCGCCCTTGCCGGGGCCGAACCAGAACTTCGGCAGGCGCCCGTTCGTGATCCAGTCGCCGGGCGTGACATAGTCGTTCGCCGCCTGGTTCTTATCGATACCGGTGAACTGCCAGATCGAAGGGTAGACGGTGCCGTCATAGGGCGCATCGCCGCGGAAGCAGGCGCGCCAGTCGAAGAAGCGCCGGCCATATTTGTCCTGCATCCGGGCGTTTTCCGTGAGCACCCGGCTCAAGCCGGCCGAGGGCGTGGGTACGCCGCCGGGGTAGAGCATGTCCTCGGTGCCATCGCCCCAGTTCCACGTCCCGAAGATGAAGGGCACCGGCGCGCCGGGGCGGCGCGCGGTCACCATCGCGTCGACCATGAAATAAGAGGTCGCCACGAGCGGATCGTTGCGCGTCGCGAAAAGGATCTGCTGCGCATAGTCGATCGGATCGGGCGCGAGGATGAAATGCGTATAGGGATTGACGGTGATCGGCGCGGTGCCGCCGACCTGTTCGAGGGTGTAGATCGGCACCGCGACGGTGTTGATCGCGGTGCCGGTGTTGATCAGGCGGCAGCGCTGCGTCCCGATATAGCCCTCGTAGACGTCGTACCCGGTGCCTCGCATCTCCGAGGGGCCGTGCGTTCCCGGGGTGACGAGGCTCAGCGCCACGGCGCCGCTGGCGGGCAGCGTCGTTCCGCTGGCGAGCGTGACGAGGATCGGGATCGAGCCGGTGAGCGCCGCCATCGCGGGGCTCTTGCGCGCGCTCACCGCGCGGTTGATGACGCGGTAGCCGGGATCGTAGCCTTGCTGCAAAAGAAACTCGAGGTGGCGCGGGTCCGAGCCGGAGATGCCCGACGACGGCTTGCGCCCCGACCCCGCGGAGACGACGCCGGACCCTGCCGGGTCGCTATGGCCGATGACGTCCCAGAGAAGCCGCCCGGCATTCTGCATTTCGGTGAGAAGGCGATTCGAGATGACCGCTTTCGCGTGAACGTCGTAGCGCATCACTGCGCGCCGGACCTTTTTGCCCTCGGCGCTGCCGCCAAGCGCCGCCCTCACGTTCTGGTTGCCGGTTTCGAGCCCCACGGTCGCTGCGGCAGCTATCGCCGCCGTTGCGGCGTCGATCGCTTGCAAGATGAGCGACGAAGCGCCGAGGTTGAGGTCGGTGGCGACGTCCACGATCGCGTCAGCATTCGTCGCGGCCGTCGAGACAGCAACCGAGATGCCCGCCAAGGTCGAGATTGCGGCAGCGATCGGGGCGAGTGTGTTGATGTTCGCGGCATTGGCAGCAACGGCGGTAATCGCGGCGATGTTCGTCGAGACGGTGCCGATTTTCGAGGTGACGCCGAGCGCGAGGTCGGCGGCGACCAGCAGAAAGCCGGCATCGCTCAACGTCGCATCGATCTCGGCGAGAACCAGCTCGGCCGCGAGCGCCTGCGTGTCGAACATGCGCTTCCAGCCCGGAGGAGTGACGTTCCACTTATAAACGCCGGTGTTTTGCACCGTGGCGCCGGTAACAGGGTCGGTATGCGTCCCGGCGTGCAGCGGGACGATCGCCCAAGCGTTCGGCGTCCCGGTCACCGCGGCCAGTTCAGGCCAAGTTTCCTTGGTCGAATAGCCGCTGAGTGACAGCGCTGCCGAGAGCTTCATGTCGATGTCGCCGAGCGACACCTCGTAGCCTGCATAGGCCGGCGCCGGACCTTGCCCGATCAGCCGGACAGATGCCCGCGCCGCCGTGGAGGGAGTGGCAAGCGTCCTCAAGTCCATAGCGACACCTCGTCTCTGAAATCGTTGGTGATGATCTGCATCGCGGCGGCATCGGCCGCCGCGCGCACGGCAAGCTTGGCACCTCGGCGCGCGGCTTCCCGATCGGCGTCGACAGCAATCGCCGCCTCGACCTTTGCGAGCACCGCCGCAGCTATCTCGGCGACGGTTTGCCCTGTCTGCGCAGCCTCGGCGGACAGCATGGGCGTTTCCGCCTCGGGGTCGACCAGCAGCGCGCGGGCCTCGGCTTCCTTTCGCCGGTGCATCCGCTGCTTCATCTCGGGGACGGCGAGCGCCAGAGCGCGCTCCTCGAATATCTCGTCAACCTGCGCGGCGAAGGCCTCGGCCGCGCGCATCGCGTCGCTCTCGATCGCGCCCGTCGACGGCGAGGCCGTCTCGAAACGCGGGTCAGGCGCGCGCTCCAGCGCGACGACGCTGCAGCCTGTGAGATCGAGACCGATGTCGGCACCGGTCGGCTCGGTAGGATGGAGGACGGTCGCTTTCAGCACGCCGTCGTCAAAGATGCCCCAGCGCGTCACGGCTGCTTCGCCTGCGACATGCCGAACGGGGTGACGCTGGCGCTGGAGCCTGCGCGGCGGAGCATCGTGCCCCATTCATAATCGGTCGACGCGGTCAGGGTGATGGTGACGATCTGCTGCCAGATGCCGTTCCAGACCTCGAAGGTCTCGCCGTAATCCTCATAGGTGCGCCCGCTCGCCGAGCCGGTCGTCTGGGCAGCGACATCGTTCCACGCCCCGCCTGAGCCTGCGACGCGGTAGACGAGCTTGCCCGCGAGAACACGATTATTGCCGCCATACTCCCAGCTGCCGACGAACTCGACATCGCCCGACGAGGCGCTGCGGATCGTCTTGATTTCGGGCGGGTCCGCGGGGAACGTCGTGAGCGTCACGGCGCCGTAAACGGTGCTGGTCGACAGGGTGACCCCGCCCCCAGGCGCCTCGGTCGGCGGCGGCGCTGCGTCGCGCTGCACGACGAGGCGTGCCGTCGCAGTCTTGCCCTCCGCGCTCACGGTGATGGAGCCGTCGCCGGTCGCCGTAGTGATCGTCACCGCGCCCTCCGATGCGGTGTTGCTGGTCGTGTCCTGCGTCCCCGCCAGTGTCGGCGAAAGGGTCATCGACCAAGTCGCGCCGGCGTTTCGGTTGGTCGTCCCCGAAAGGAGCGCGGGGACAAAGGTCACGGGCAGCTCGTCGTCATAGGGAGTGCCGGCCGCGGTCGCGCGGATCGTGACGACGTTCGGCGCGAGCGTCAGCTCGATCGAGGCGGCCTCGGTGACCGCGCGCGCAAGATTTTCGAGCGCGGCATCGTATGCCTCCAGTTTCGTTCGGTAGATAACCCGGTCGACAGACGTGTCGGTCTCGGCGTCGTTCCACGCGGGCACGAGACTATCGCGCCAGCTTATCCAGTCGGTGCGCGCGGCGGCCGCCGCCGTCGAGGAAACGCCCACAGTCGCCGCCGCGGCGACGAGGGCGGTATAGGCGGACTCCAGCGAGGCCGAACGCGGGATTAGCGCCTGACGCTTTTCCGTGCCCGTTAGAATGCCGTCTTCGCCAAGCGCATAGAGATCGTCGATCGCGGCGTCGGCGAGCTCGCCCGCGCGGGATGCCTCGCCGTCGCGAATGCTGACCCAGCCCGAGCAGCCGATCGGCTCGCCCCCGTCGGTGACCGGGAAGCCACCATCGGTGAGCGTCGTGCCGTCCTGCCGATAGCCATGCTGCCCGTCGTTCGGATCGAACCAGAGGTGCCCCTCGGAGATAGGCGAAGGCGGCAGGGCTCCGTTGCTGGTCGGCGGCTCGGTGGCGTCGTCGGGCGAGGCGAGCGGCGCGGCCTTGGACAGGCCCTCGACCGAAAGCGATAGGACGCTGACATTCTCGCCGACCTCGATCGAGAAGTCTTTGAAAAAGCCGTAGACAATCAGGCTGTCGAAAGAGGTGTCGGCAATCCAGAGCGAGGGCCGGGCGCGCACCGCAGCAATGCGGTTTGCAACGAGGTCGACCGCCGAGGTGCTGATGATCGCGCGCGCGCTCATGCGCTTCGCGAAGGCGCGCTCAACGAGGGTTACCTCGCCGAAGTCGTCGGTCTCCTTGCGGCTGTAATCGGTGATGCCGGCAGTCGGCGAATCCCCGGTGCGGCCGAGGGTCGCGATATGCCCCACGAGCAGGGTGCCGACGCTGGTCTCGCCCGTGCCGGCGATGGTGACGATGACGTCCTCGTCGACCGCGGGGAGGTCGAGGAAGACGATAGCGCCCTCGACAACGGGCTGCGTCTGGTCATAGCCGGTCGTCTGCACGCGCACCGTCGCGCCGACGACATCGAGCAGCGCCACCGCCTCGATCGGCCCAGCGGCGAGCGTGACGGCAAAACCGTCATCGCGCGCGGTCGACGTGCCGAGCGCCTGGTCGAACATCGCCCATCGATTGGTCGGGCCGACATCGATCCACAGTCCCGAGGCGCCGGTCGGGTCATTGCCAGTGTTGCCGTCGGCCGCGCTCTCATAAATCCGGTGCGAGGGAGCCCGCAGCACGCGCGCGCCGGCCGTGTAGACGTTGCCCGCGGACCATGCGGCATAGTCGTCCTCGGCGACATCACTGGCGACGAGCTCGGCCTCGCCGATGTCGACGGGCTGCACGAGCAGCAGCGATGAAATGCCGCCATCTGGCGCGGCCTCCTCGCCGGTGTCGGGAACGGTCTCGGTTTCGGCCAGCCCCTCGACCGTCAGCGTGCAGAAGCTGAGTGGGGGCAGGGCGAGGTCGATCTCGAAGTCTTTGTAGAAGCCCTCGAAGTTCAGCCACGCGAAATCGTCGCTCGCAATCCATTGCGCGGGCTGCGCGCGCACGGCCTCGAAAGTGCGCCGCACCTCGTCGACGGTGTCGGAGGGCAGGGCGAGGCGCACCGACATGCGCCGCGAGAAGCCGCGCCGAACAACCGTCGTAACGCCGAAGTCGTCGGTTACGCGGCGGCTATAGTCGACAATCCCGATCGTCGGCGTTGTCTCGACGGTGCCGAGGTCGATCGCCTCGCCACCTTCTGGAACGACCCTCACGCAGCCGCCACCGTCGAGACCGCGTCGCCTCCGCTTTGAGCTGTAACGTCGTCGAGCTTGCGCTTGATCGCGCCGGTGTTGGCGGCGATCGTCGCGAGCGCCGCTGTGAGGTCGGCGCGAAGCTGAACGGTCTCAGCACGCAGTTCGTCGACGCTGTCTGCAGCCGCGTTGTCATTGGCGGCACCGGGCGCCTGCGACGCAGCGCCCGCGTTGAGCAGCGCCGCGTTCGATGTCGGATTGCCGGCAAGGCCATTGACCAGCCCGAACGTCGCCTCAAGGGCCGCAGCGGTCTGCGCGCGCACGCGGTCCAGTTCCTGACGGCTCGTTGCAGCGTCGGCCGCCGCGGCGAGAAGGGCCTGCGAAAGCTGGGGCAGGCTTTTGGCCGCGTCCATATCGCCGCCGCGTGCGGCCGCGTTGGCGGCGTTGAACTGCGCGAGCAACGAAGCGAAGCCACCCCCGCCGTTGGCGTCGGTGAGGCCCCGAATGCGGCGCACCTCGTCCATGATGCTGTCGCCGACCGACTGCCACGCCTTGCGCAGTTCATCGGCGGCCTTGGCGGCCGCCTGGGCATCCTGAACGGCCCAGATTTGCTCTTGCAGCGCGCGGTTGCTCGGATCGAGCTTCGCGAGTTGCAGCGCGCGGAGCGCCGCGGTGTCGCCGCGCAGTTCGAGAAGCTGGCGTTGCAGATCCTGACGCTCGCTCGCGATGTCCGCCGCCGACTTGGCGCCCTCCATAGCGGCTTGCAGATCGGCGAAGGCCGGGGCGAGCTTGAGCAAGGTGGCATAGGCAGCGCGACCCGCCTCGGTGTTGAGGTCTTGCGCCTCGACGAGCTGGCGGAATGCAGCGAGCGAGGTGGGCAGGGTGAGGCCGAGGCTCTCGAAAACCTGCGTCATCTGCGCCATGCGCGCGGCGGCCTGTTCCTCCTTCGTGTAGAAGGCGCCGAAGTAAGCGTCGATCGCGTTGGTGAAGTCCGAAACGCTGTCAAACTGGTCGGCGAGCCCCAGCTTTACCGCGATGCTCAAGTCGGTGGCGCCCTGGCCGAGCATGTCGAGCGAGGCGGTGACTGCCTCGATCGTCGAGGCGACCCGCACCAGCGTCTCGAACGCGCCTTCGCCCGCCTTCTGGAACTGATCGATAAAGGGGAAGGCTGCGCGCGCCATGTCGTCGGCGGCGGCGCCGAAGACAGCGTTCAGCTTCTCATCGATCTGCTCGCCGGTGAGGCCCTTTAGGTCGATCTTGCCGATGTTGAGCACGAAGCCGTTGAGGCGCTGCTGTATCTCGGCGGTCGCCGCCCCGAGGGGGCCGGCGGCCGCGAGAATGGCGTTGTTGAACTCCCGCAGAATGAGCGTGAACTGATTTTCGAGCAGCGGGTCGGCCGAGCTGTATTGCGTCGAATAGGACGTGCCCGCCGAGATGCCGAAGAACTTCTTCTTCTTCTTGATGTCGCTGTAATATTGAGCGTCGAAGCCGCCCGCGAGGATGTCCTCCAGCGACTGCGACCCACCGAACAGACCGCTGCCGACGACGGTCGTTTTCGTGCCGAACAGGCCCTTGAGGATGCTGCCGACGATCGGGATTTTGGTCAGCAGCGCGCCGATGCCCGCGCCGAGCGCGCCGCCCAGCAGGAAGCCGATTCCGGCGAGCGTAGTGCCGGCGTTGCTCTTGAACCCTTCCTTGACGCCCATGTTCGCATTGATGCCGTCGGCATTGCGGACAAGCAGGCTGGCGAAGCCCTGAATGTTGTCCTCGATCGTGCGGAGCGACCCGGCCATCTGACGCGAATAGTTGAGCATGAGCGTGTCGATCTCGCGGAGCGCGTCGATCGAGCGCTTGATGCTCTCGCTCTTGGCCTCGCTGTCACCGAGCACCGTGCCGGTGCCCTCGTTGGTCTGCGGCTGCGATCCGGCGCCGCCACCCTTCGAGAAACCGAGCGCCGCCATCACGCCGAGCATCGCCGCTACGACGGGGAAGGCGAAGGGACCGAGGCTGGCGAAAATCTTTGCGGCGCCGGCCGCCACGTTGACCGCAGTGTTTGCGAGCTGGACGAGGGCGAAGGCCTTTTCAGCCGCCGCCATCGCCTTGTAACCGTCGCTGCCCTGCTTGAAAAACGTCTTCGCCGCGCCTGCGAGTGCGGTGTAGGACTGGAGCTCAACGGCGCGGGTCTGCTTGTCGAGCAGGCGCTGCCGGGCTTGGTTGTTCCCCGCCGCTTTGCGCGCCTCATCGATTTCGTTCTGGCGACGCTGATATTCGGTGAGGACGTCAATCACGTCGGCGATCGAATCGCCCACACCGCCGAAGGCCCTTGCAATGGAGTCGCCGGCCTCACGGGCAGCGTCTGTCAGATAATCAAACTCCTCACGCAGGCGACGAAGCGCGTCAGCCTCGCGCTCGACTGCGAGCGAGGCCTCAGCAATCGCCATCTGCTGTGCGATATAGGCCTCGCGCTTCACCGGATCGGCATAGGTCTCGGCTTCCTGCGTCGCTTTGAGCAGCGCCAACGCGCGGACCCGCTCCTCGTTCGTCGCGCCGACGAGCCGCAACTCCTCGCGGAGCATCGCAAGGCGATCGGCACCGTCCGCAATGGACGCATTGAACCGAGCTTCTTCTTCGGCCTTGCGCATGTCCTCGCGAATGGCCTGCTGGTCGGCGAGGGCTTTCATCGCAGCGGACGCCTCGGCGGCGAGGCCGCGCTGCTGCGCGGCCTGCGCAGCGGCAAGCAAGGGAAGATCAGCAATCCGCTCCCTGACGATCTCCGCGGCGCGCTCGGAGGTGAGGTTGCCGGCAGCAACCCGAGCGTTCACCTCCGACTGGATGGTGGCCTGCTCGCGCATGGCGGCGGTGCTCTCGGCGGCGTCTTTGATGCGTTGCGCGATGGCGAGCCGAATCTGCCGGTTGACCATGGCCTCGACGTCGCCGCGCTTCTTGATCGCTTCGCTCTCGGCTTTGACACGGGCCTCGGCGATCAGGGCCTCGGCGCCGGAGACCCGATAGGCGGCCGCCAGTGCATAGAGATTGCGGATCTGCGCCTCGGTGGCCTCGGCCTCGCGGGCGAGACGGTCTGAAGGCGTGCGGCCCTTGTTCCCCGCCTCGGGATCGAGATAGCCAGCTTCCAGCGCCTGCTCGTAGAGCCGGCTGCGCGCATTCTTTTCTGCCTGGCCGAAGACCGCGGCGCCAGCGTTGCCGATGTAGTCGACCCCCATAGCCTTGCCCATGGTGTCGGTGACGGTCTTGCCGAACTTCTCGGCGGCGCCCTTATATTGGTTGTTCAGTTCCTCGATCTGGGGCGCGGTGAGCTGGGGCAACTCGAGCCCAGCCTTGGCAAGGATGCCGTTGGCTGTGTCGATGGAGCCGTTGACCCCCGAGACCGCCTTTTCAATCAGCGCATTGATCGCGCCGATCGCATTATTCACGGCGCTGTAGAAGACGTCGCCGATGACCGCGGGGAACTTGCTCCAGTTCTCGGTGATGATGGTGTAGGCGCCGACGAACCCGCCGATCATGAAGTTCACGGCCGCTTTGACGCCGCTGAAAATCCACGCGGTCCATTCTTTCATGACGGTCCAGACGCGGGTGACAGCTGGGCCGATGTTGTCCCAGATCGCGCGACCGGCGACCTGAAAAACAGCCTTCGCAGTATCTCCGAAGGTGATCGTCACGTCATCGAGGTTGCGGACCTCTTTCGCGGTGAGGCCGAGGGACTTGGCGTAGGCCTCCATGTCGCGGCCTTCGTTCGCATTGCTCTGGAGCACTTTGATCGCTGCGGCGGCGGCGCCGAGAGCGAGAGCGAAGGGGCCGAGGACGCGGAGCCAGGGGGCAAGGGCGCGTGTCGCCGAAGCTGCCGCGGCGTTGCCAGCGGCGGCAGCAGCGGCCTGCGCCGCGGCGAGCTGGGAGGCGGCGGCGGTCGCCAGTTCGGACGCGCCAGCGGCGGCAGTCGTCGCGGTCGCGACTGCGGCCTCGGCCGCGGTCATCTCGGCGGCAGTGATAGTTGCGGCCGCCTGCGCAGCGGCGAGTGCGGCAATTGCAGCCGCGTCGGCAGCGGCGGACCCGGCCACGGCGGCTTGCGCGACGGCGAGCGCGCGCTGCGCATTTGCGTCGGCGGTGGCGGCGGCCGCAGCAACCTCAGTGGCGACGGCAAGCTCGGCGGCGCTGATCGCCGCGGTCGTTCCACTCGCGGTCGCCGCGGCCTGCGCGGCGGCAAGCTGCGCGTCGGCGGCGGCCAGCGCCGCAACGGCGGCAGCGGTCGGTGTCGTGACTACGAACAGGCCGAAAATGGCCTGCGCCATTGCGGCCGCCGACATCCCCGTCTGCGCCATGATGCCGCCAAGCTGTGCGCCCTGCTGAATGAGTACAACGAAGGGGTTCTGCCCCGATGCGAGACTGACGAAGATGTCTTGCAGCTGGAACATGATGTTCGTGAGGTCGTTCGCTCGCAGCCGCGCGCCGTCGGTGGCGTCGTCCATACCCGCCGCTTGGCGGGCCTGCGCCTGCCGCACCATTTCGATTCGAGCGCCGAGGGTCTGCGTGCTCGCCTCGTACTCATCCATCCCGATCGCACCGGCACGGTAGAGGCGAACAGCGTTTTCCAGTTCACGGCTGAGCCGCTGCTGGGCACCGGCAAGAGGATCGACCGCAGCGCGAAGCGAATTGACCGAAGCGGCCTGTGCTGCCTCGGCAGCGGCGGCCCGTCGGGCGGACTGTTCAGTCTCGCGATTGGCTTCCACGAGCGCGCGTTGCTGTGCCATCGCCGCGGCTTCAGCTTCGCGCATGGCTTGCGCGCCCGCGCGGGCATGGGCTTCAAACATCTGGTGCGCCCAAGCCGCCTCGCGGATTGCAGTCGCGTCGAGGGCGCGGCGCTCGGCCTCGGCGGCCGCCTCCATCTCGCGGAGAGCCGCGGCGCCCTCGCGGGCTCGCGCCTCGAACATCTGATGAGCAAAAGCGGCATCGCGGAGCGCCTGCGCCTCGCTGGCGGCCATTGCCGCTGCGCCGGCATGGGCGGCAGCGAGCGCTTCCTGCTGCGCACGCAGACGCCCCGCAAGCTCTGTGAGCCCGGCCTGCTCGGCGCGCAGCGCGGCCGTTTCGATCTTGGTCGCACGGATCTCCGCTCGGGTCTTGCCGAAATTGGCGATGTCTTTCTCAAGCTGGCGAGACACACCCTCACCGCCGCGCTCGGCAGCGTCACGCTCTCGGCGGATAGCTTGCAGTTCCTTGGTCGCGGCGTTGCCGAAACTGGTGATCGAGGCGGTCGCGCCGGTGAGGTCGATCATGCCGCGGGTTGCGCGCTCGATCGAGGCCGCGTCGTTGACGACCTTAACCTCGGTCGAATCCATAACGCGCTGCAACTCCAGAAGCGCCTGATAGGAGTTGCTGGTGTCGATCTCGAAGCCGACCTCAAGAGAAGGCGTGCCGTCGTCCATGCGTGGCCTCCTCACGGTAAAAGCCCCGCAGAAGCGGGGCATAGATGTTTCAGGGAAGGGTGAGCGCGTCCGAAAGCGCTCGCGGCTAGCTCGGCAGTCGATCCGGCACGGTGACGTCGAGCCCGGCGCTGCTCTGCCCGTGGATTGTGAAGGCAACCCCCTTAAGGGTCATCTGCACCGGGAAGCTCTGCAGCGGCACCGTGAGGTCTTCGGTGAACGCCGGCCTTGCAAGCCCCTCTCGGGTGAACTCGCGGTAACTAAACCGGGCCTCGGTTGATGTCCCGCCCAGATACACGATGCGCTTGATGACGTCGCTCGGCGAAAAAACCGTGCCGACGCGCGTGGTAAAAGGCGCGGGCTCTTTCAGCTGGACTGGGCGAACAATTCCATAGCCCGAGGCTGTTTCCATCCGGCCGTCGCCGTCGCGATCGGCGAGGCAGAGGCCCGATTCTATGCCGTCGCTGTCGAAGTGCCCTCGGCTTTCGGAGCAAAATGCCCCTCGGGAACTTTGCCATTCCAATTCGGTGCCAGAGGGCAGGCTCAGGCGCTCGACCAAATAAATCTTGCGATTGATCGGCGCAGATAGCTTTGCGAGCCGGACGTTGTCGCGCTGGTCAAGAGAGAGCGAATCGAGGACGTCGCCAATCGGGACGACCCGGCGCTCATCCGCCAGCGCGGGCGTTGAAACGAGAGCCAGAGCGAGAGCGAGTGCGCGCATATCGAATCCCCTTGAGCGGAGGTAGATACGCGCGCACCGCGCTCCAGATCAACCCAACACCGACCGCAGCCTCGCTTCCTCGATGTCACGCTCGCGCTGCGTCACCTCGGAGCGCCACGGCGCCGGGTAGTTTTCGCTCTCGGCCTTGGCCTTCTCGCCGACGTAGGCGGCAGACAGATGGCGCATAAGCCGCGCCTCCCACGGGGATAGCCGGACATTGACGCTGCGCTGCCACTCGGCAATTTCGCGCCAACTGAGAGGCGCCGGCCCCATGCCGCCCCCCTCGACCATGCCGATCTCAACCAGCCAGGCGATGAAGTGCGGCATTGGGTTCGGCGGCATCCGGGGTTCGAGGCCGTCTTTCTTCTGCTGTTCGTAACGGCTGAGCCGGTTCTGCTCGGTCGCCGTCGCTCGCTTGGACCCCTCAGGGGGCTTTGGGACGGCGTGAAGCCATCCCATCATCCGAACGTAGAGCGTCAGCCCGTCGCGGATGCGGCCTTGAACTTTCCCCAGTCTTTCACCGCGGCCTGCACCTGCTTCGCGATGAAGCCGAGTTTCGGATCACGATAGACCGCGGCGAACAGCTCGGGTCCGGTGGCGTCGCCGGCTGCGGGATAGGCGAAGTTGACGAAGCGGCGCGTCAGCGTCGCCAGATCCTCTGCGGACTCGCGCAGCGTGTCCTCATAGTTCGGCGTCGGCAGCTTGCCCTCGTTTTCCTGAATGCGCTTCACAGCGCGGGCGGTCTGGCGGGCCTCGACGACGCCGTAGGCGTCGCTGCCCGGTCCCCAGACTTCGATCTGGACAGGAAGTTTGCGATCGGTGTCGGCATAGAGATGTTCGCCGGCCGCATTCTTGACGTGGAGGGTGGCGGTATCGACGACCGCCTCGGTGCTGATGTCAAAAACTGCATTGGTCATGAGATTATCCTCGCGGTTGTGGGCGCACCGACCCCCGCTCGACCGCGAGGTCGGCGAGCGGAGGCCGATGCCTGTTATCCGGCTCAGAGCCGGAATGGGGGTGGAAGCGGTTAGGCCGCGTCGACCTTGATGATCGCCGAAACGATCTCGACGGTCGGCGCTGCCATGATGACGCTGTCGGCGCCGTCGATGCTCTCGGGATAGCCGAACACGCGCGCCTGCCAGTAGCGCTTGTCGCCATTGGGATAGGTCGCGCAGAAGGCATAGAGGGCATGGTTGGTCGGCGCCGACGCGGTGCGCAGCAGGATTTGGCCGGCGTCGGCCTTGTCGTGCGCCATCGTCGGGCCGAGCGAGCCGTAATCGGTCGAGCCCTTGTGCTTTTCTTTCGGGCCGTTGAGCGGCTGGAACTCGACCTTGTTGGTCGTCGCGCCGATCGCACCGATTTTGTCGATGCCGCCGATGACGGTGTAGGTCAGCGCGGCGTAGCCGGTGCCGTCCTGGGTGGCCGGAACGCCGGCAGAGATAGCGAGCGTCGTGCCCGCAGCAGTCGAAGAAGCCATGTCATATCTCCATGATGGCAAAGCCGGGCGGGCCGGCGGTTATTCAGTCCGGGGATCGGACAGAATGTCAGGCGTCAGCGCCGCCGTCGGCCGCGTCGGCGACGGGCTCGGGAGCGGTGACGGGCGCAGGCGCCGGGGTCGGCGCAGGCGCGGGGGAAGGGGTCCGGGCGGCGGGCTTGGCCTTCGGCTTCGCGGCCTTCTTGGGTGCCGCCTTCGCCTTCGCGGGCTTGCTGGCGACGGGCGGCGTGCCAACGAGGCCGGCCGCCTCATAATTGCCGTAGGCGCCTGCATCGATCAGGGGCGTCTCGCCTGCGGTGAAGCTCTCGCCGGTGCCATTGTCGTTGAACGAGGCGATAATGAAGGCGCGTTTCTTGGGGCTGTCGGTCATGATGGTCTCCTGTGGTAGTTGCGCTCCCCGAGCCGGGACTTTCACCCGGTGGCCGTCTTCTGTTGGCTCTCGCCTCAAAGCGCTCTGTCCTGAGCTATCGGGGGTCCATGGGGGCTGCAGCCCTTGCGGAAGGTCTAAGCGTCGTAACTGACGCGGAAATCTTGAGCCTGCTCGAAGCTGTCGCCGGGGCCGAGCAGATCGGGGCCTTGGCCGGCGTCGAGGACTGCGACGCGCTCGCCGCCTGCGATCCCGGCGGCGGTCACGCCCGCGCAGCAATTCTGGACAAGGGCGATGATCTCGGTCTGCTCCTCGTAGCTCGCGGCGCGCACCGTCACCGACACCCGGTCGATCCTCCGCGTCTTCGCCTGCCGCGTGAGCGTCTGGCGCGAGACTTGGCTGACGAGGCGCACGAGAAGCGCGGGGAGGGTGATACCGTCGGGCAGCTTCGCCGCTTTGATGCTATCGACAGGGACGCGGGCGAGCAGCCCCGTATCGGCGAGCAGCAGCGCACCGACGATGTCGACACCAGTCGTCATTCGTCACCTCCGGCGGGCTCGCGCTTGATGCCCGCGCGCGAGACGCGGGTGTTGATGTAGGCCTGCGCCGCGGCGACGGCCTCGGCCTCTTTCCGATCGAGCGCGGGGCGAAAGGCGGGGTGCGGGCGCGCGCCCGGGTGAAAGACCGTCGAGCCCACGAAATTGCCGCCGATCAGCAGCGAGTGCCCCTTGTCGCTATCCTTGGCGAGGGTGTTTATGCGGCCCACGCTGCGTCCGCCGCGCTGGCTTTCGTCGACGCTGATAAAGTGCGGGTCGGTGCCATATTCGAGCCAGATGCCGAGCGACCGCGCCCAGCGGTCCTTCACGTCGATCCTCACTCGAATATGATCGCTCTCGGCCTTTGTCCGAATGCGGATATTGTCTCGAACCTCCTCGGAGGGCGTCGTGTCCTTGATCTCATCAGCGACGACCTTGCCGCCTGCGCGCGCGGCGCCGCGCAGGACGCCGTCCATTTGCTCGGGAATGTTGGTCAGGAAGCGGCGCACCGCTCCCCCACCCCGGACGGTGACCATTAGGCCCCGCTGCCAGCGGTGCTGTAATCCTCGACCATAAACTCTACGGCCTCGCGGCCGAGCTTCGCCGGGCCGCCGATGATCTGCATGATGCGGCCGTCGGTGCCGTCGGTGATGTCGACAAAGCGCATGTCGGCCTTGATGTCGGTGCGATAACGCAGGCGCACGCGCGCCCTGCGGGTGGCAATGTTCAGGCCGCTGCTGAGCCGCTCGTCGCGGCTCGGCAATACGTCCTCGATCTCGGCGGACACGTCGTCCTGCACGGTCTCCCACGAGCCCGAGCCTGCGCCCTTGAAGCCGGACGCGGTGACGGGGCGCTCGATGCGGATGCGATCTTTGAGGCGGCTCGCGAGCGAGCGGGTGTCTTTCACAGCACGCGCCGCTTGTAGCGACGGCACAGCGCCTTCGCGCTGCGCTCGGCGGCGGCGAACATCTCCCCGCCTGGGCGGTCGTCATAAAACGCCGTGAGCATGACGAGCATCGCCTGCTTGAGCGCCTGCGGCACGTCGGCTGCGGTCGCATAGCCCGCCGTGAAGGTCACTGCGGCGGGGCCGCTAATCGTGCGACAGTTCGGCCACACGGCGCCAAGTGCGGGATAGATACGGGCGGGACGCGTCTGCGGCCGCAGCACGGCGTCGGCGATGGTCTGCTCGGCTCCGACGAAGTCGCGATAGACTATGCTGATCGGCTCATCGGCAACCGGCCAAGCGCGGAGGCGAGTTTGAGCCGAGAAGCTGTCGATCGCCTCGGTCACCTCTCGGCGCGTCAGCACGAGGCCCGTATAATCCTCGACCCATTCGCGCGCGGCAATGATTTTGTCCGCGATGAGCGTGTCATCGGCGGTGGATTCGACGCGGAGGTGCTTTTTGCCCTCGGCCGTCGAAATGGGTTCCGCCATAGGTCACCTCATCGGTTAGCGGGGTGGCGCTGGCGGTCATCGCGCCAGCGCCGGCCGCGTCAGTCGGCCTTCTTCTCGCCCTTCTGCGCGGCGAGGTTCTTCTCGACCGCTTCCGAGCCCGTCAGCGTCGGGTCGTTGAAGTCGATGCGGTTCTGATCCGCGGTCGTGTTGGCGCGCGGGTCGGCGTCGACTGCCGGATGGTCGAGATCGACGTCGGGGACGATCTGCACGGGCGCGCCCGAGGGATCGATCTTCGTGGCGGCGGGGACGCCGTTGCCTTTGCTGGGGGTCTGCTTGTCCATCGTTTTTCTCCTGATGGCGGGGGGAGTGGGCCGGGCACGAAGCCCGGCCGCACGGGTTACGCGCTGATCTTGAGCGCGCGCATCGGTTCGGGGTTGTGGACGCCGCCGCCAACGCGCTTGGTCGTGTAGAAATGCACGAAGGGCTTGTTGGTGAACGGGTCGCGCAGGACGCGGATGCCGACGCGATCGACGACCAGATAGGTCGCCTCCATGTCGCCATAGAGCGCAGCGATGTTACCCGCGGCGATGCTCGGCATATCGGGCATTTCGACGACGGGCGCGGCGTTGAGCGTCGACGGCGTGCCGGCGACATACGACGGCTGCCACAGATAGTTGCCCTGGCCGTCCTTGAGCTTGCGAAGCGCACGAAGCGAGTCCCGCTTGAGGAACAGCTTCGCATTCGCTTCAAACTCGGACGGCAGGTCCATCATGAAGTCGATCAGCGCGTCGCCGCTCGGGATGGTCGTAGCGTGCCCGCTATTGACGACCGGGATGGCGCCCCACGGGTGACGCGCCGCGTTCGCCGCGCCGGTCACATAGGTGAGGATGCCATGCGGCTTGTTCGTCCCGTCACCCGACAGGAAAGCGATGCCCTCCTGACGCGCAAACTCGGTGTCGACCTCGCCGCCGAGCCACTGTTCGAGATCGACCGCGGCATCGTCGAGCAGACCCTGCGAGATCGCAGGGTTGGCATAGAGCTCGCCGGGGGTAAAATCGACGGAGCCGATCTGCGGCGTGCTGGTCGCCGGGCGCGAGGCGGTTTCACCGACCCAGCCCGAACCGACAGCGCGGTCGTTGAACAGCTTCTTGAAGCCCGCGACCGAGATCGTGATGACGCGGCTTTCGCGGCGCATCGGACTGATCTTCTTGAGCTTGTCGCCAATGGTGCGGTCCCACTCGATCGGCGCGAGCAGACCGCCGTCGGCGTCGGTGCCCTTCGACATTGCCGCCTCGAAGTCGGCAATGCCCTTCTCGCCGCGGCGCATGAAGGCCTTGAAGCCGGCGGTATATTCGGCGTCCGCCTCGATGTCGCCGATGACAGCGCCGTTGCCGAGTTTGGCCGCGGCGATGATCTTCGCCTGCTCGTCGACCGCCGCGGTGACCTCGTCGATCGCAGCGTTGATCTTGTCGAGGGCCTCGGTCGTCAGGACGTCGGTCTTGCCGGCCTTGATCTCGTCGATCGCGGCGTCGTTCTGCTTCTTGAAGGCCTCGAAGGTGACGAGCACGTCATCGAGGGTGGCGGGCTTTTTGGGCTGGGCTTCGGCGCGCACGGCGAGGAGGCCCCGGCCCGTCGCGGCGGTGCCGCGCAGGGTGGTCATAGCGTTCATGATGGATGTTCCTTTTAGGACAACAGGGCTTGGAGCCGGCGTTCGTGGTCGTCGGTGACCTCGAAAGCGGGCTCGGCTTCGCCAGCGCGCGGCGTGGCAGGGTCGGCAGCGTTGTGCGTGCCAATCGCGCGGAACAGTTCACGGCGCGCCGAGCGCGGCATGTCGTGCTTCGCGAGAAAGCGGTCGAGCGAGGCCTTGTCGGTGGGCAGATTGGTCTCTGCCACGACATAGACGGGCATTTCGGCCTCGCGGTCCATGAGCAAGTCGGCCAGACCAGCGTCGATGGCCTCCTGCCCGCGAAAATAGACGTCCTTACCCGCGATCATCGTCTCGAAGTCGTCGACGGGGCGGCCCGATCGGTGGGCATAGGTCTCCACCATCGATCGGTCGATATGGCCGAGCGTCTCCATTGCATCGGCCATCTCGGACTTCGTGCCGAAGAACAGGCCGCGGGCCTCGTGAATCATGATCTCGGAATTGTGCGCGACCGCGATCGTGTCGCCGGCCATGGCGATGACCGACGCCGCCGAGGCGGCAATTCCGAGAATTTCGACGTCGACCGCCGCGTCGTGGCGGCGCAACAGATTGTAGATGGCAACGCCCTCGAAATAGTTGCCGCCCGGCGAATTGATCTCGACGGTGATCGGCTTGCCAGCGCAGGCGCGGAGGGCTGCGGCAATCCGCTTGGCGGTCACGCCGCCGCCTTCGCCGTCGTCGCCGATATAGTCGAAGATCGAGATGGTCGGATGATCGGATGCCTCGGCGCGGACCTCAAAATGCTTGAAGTCGTCCGCCAGTGCGGTCGTCTCGAACTTCCAGCCGGCGCCGTCGCCGACGCCCTTGATCTCGGGCGGGCGCGCCGTAGCGCGCACCGCGAGCAAGCCATTATGCTGCATCGGCCTGTTCCTCTTGCATGATGCTGTGTGCGGTCGTGCCGGGGCGCGGCAGTTCGTCGCCGCCGTCGATCGGGTTGCGGTCCTGCATGTCGCGGGCCTCATTCTGGGTGAGATAACCGACGTTCGGCCCGAGCGCGGCTTTCAGAAACTCCGCCTGGTCTTTCAGCGAGCCGCGAAGCAGCGCGCCCTCGTTGTATTTGGCGTACATCGTCAGCTGCTCTTGCGGCGTCAGGAGCCACGTCCAGATTGCCTCTTCCCAGATGACGAACCACGGCATCAGGCAGTAGGTCACGAAGAATAGGCCGAGCTGCTCGATGCCGCTGCCCCAGCTGGTCTCGTCGAACATCAGCAGGGGGCGGGGCACGCCGGTAAACCGGGCGACTTCCTCGGCCTCGCGCTTCATCAGTTCGACGAGCTGGGAATCGCGCGCAGATCCTGCGAACAGCTTCGCTTTCAGCCCCTCCTCAAGAATGAGCCAGTCGTCGGTCGCGCCGACGCCGGCATAATCCTCGCGGAGGCTCGCTTTCAGGTTCTCGATTGCCTCGGCGCCGAGCGTCTCATCGGTTTCGAGCGCGCCGCGCGCGATCGTGCCGTTGACGAGCAGCCGCGACGCCGCCTGCTGCGCCCGAATGGCGAGGCCGAGGGTGTCGGCAGCAACGTCGAGAAGGCCGAGGCCGTTCAGGCCGTCGAGCGTGAGCGGGGAGCCGAAATGAAACACGTCATCGGCCATGAGGACGCGCGACCCGCCCTTTTTCGGCTGATAGTCGAAAACGAGACCCCACGTATCGGTTAGGCGTGGCTTACACGACCCGCGTTCAAGCGGGATCAGCTGGCGTACATGGCCGCGCGAGCGGATTTTCAGGGCATAGGCGCCGCCGTCGAGCAGGGCGCACATCTGCATATAGGCCTTGAAGCGGCTGGCCGTCTGAAAGTCGTTCGGCTTCTTGTGCAGGACGTTGAAAAGCGGGTGATCGGTCGCTTTTTCGACCTTGTCACCGGTGCGGCGGCGCAGGTGGACCGGCAACATTCCCATTGAGGCCGACTGGAGCCAGACGGCGCGGAAGAAGGTGCTGTTGCGCAGGGCCTTTCGGTCGTTGACGGCGATGCCGGACACGCCGGTACGGCCCTCGCGCATCAGTTCGAGCAGCCTGGGGTCGTTCAGATCGTAGGTTTCATAGGCCAAGATCGGGCCTGACACCGGGGGCTGGCGAACGGCAGCAGCGGCGGGCTCGCCCGACATGATGCCGACTGAGTCGAGGAAGCGTGTGAAAATGCCCATTCCGCCTCCTCGTCACTTGATGCGGATGACGCCGCGGGTGGCGTAGACCGACTTCTTCTTCGGCTTCTCGTTGGCGGTCGCGCCGCCAATGACCATCGCGACCGTCACCATGCCGTCGATCCGGCCGCGGGAGCGCTTCTTGTTGAACATGCGGTTTCCGAGGCCGTCGGCCTCGACAACCGCGTTCGCCGCGCAACTGTAGGTGACCGGCGAGGCGTCAATCAGCACGCGACCCTCTAGAATGCGGTCCTCGGTGCGGGTGATCGAGTGCGGCATACAGATTTGCCGCTCCTCGAAATTGATCTTCTGGCCCTGCGCGTGGCGGATGATCTTGAGGCCGCGCCCCTCAGGCTTGCCCGGCCCCTCGTAAATCCAGTACTCGAGCCCAACTTCGTCGCAGGCGTCGGTGAAGGCCGACAGAAACGCGGAGTCGACGAAAAGCGCCTGAATATCGTGCTCGGCGTCCATCTCGGCGACCTGCTGCGCGACGAAGGTGTAATCGATCGTCGCGCCGGGCGTCGCGGTGAGATATTTGTCTTCGACCCAGTCAAGGTACGGCGCCTTGTCGGCGTCGGCGCGCTCCTCAAGCCCCTCTTTCGCGGTCCAGTACCACGTCTTGACCGCGAGCAACTCGGGCAACTCCCACGCTGCCGAGAGGGCGGTAAGATCGTTCTTCTGCGCGAGGTCGAGGGACAGCCAGCATTTGCGGCCGATCATCGCGCGGCTGTCGACCGCGCCCTGCACCGCAGACCATTTTTCCTCGCTTATCCAGAAGTCCGCCGCGGCGGTGTCGATGCCGAAATACAGGCGCTTGACGCTCGACTTCGTCGACGGGCGCAACCGCGCTGAATTGACGGTCTCGCGGATGTTCTCGATCGGAAAGGTCTCGCCGAGCGCCGGAAGCGACTTCGGCCAGCACTTTTCATTCTCGAAGACGGTCTCGCGGTCGGCCTTGTCGATGCGAGCGATGAACGCGAACGCCGTATCATCGCGCGCCTCGCCCTTCACGATCGACTGGTACATATTCGAGTAGCTGGTGCCGACGTGCTGCGTCGTGCCGGGCGTGTTGGTCCCGAGCAGCATCAGTGCATTGCCCGCCACCTTGTCGATCGCCGCTTTCCACGTCAGCAGAGCCGATTCCGATTTAAGCTCGTGGATCTCGTCGCCGGCAACATAGGAGGGGCGAGGCCCCGACTGAGATTCGCCGCTGGCGATAGGCTGGAAGAATGACCCGCTATCCGGGTGCTCGATCTTCCACGCGTTCTCCAGCTCGCCGCGGATGACGACCTCGCCGAGACCTTCGAGGCTTTCCCCCTCGTCACCGCCGGGGATGTCCGCCCGGCACATTGCGACCGCGTCGCGAAAGAGGACGTTCGCGGTCGCCTTGTCCTCGCCGATGGCGTAGCACTGCGCGCGGGCGATGTCGCACCAGCCCATGATGTAGACGCCGATCGCGCCCATGAACGGCGATTTTGCCTGTCCCTTGCCGGTTTCGAGCCAGCCGGTGCGAAATCGCCAGCGATTGGTCGCGGTGCGCCAGCCGAACAGGCTACCGCCGGCGAATGTATGCCACTCCAACGGGTGGAACGGTTCTCCGGCCGCGGGGCCGTCGGTGACCTGAAACACCGAGGGGAGGAAGTTCAGAAAGTGGGCGGCTTCCTCCGGCCGCCAATAGATGCCGCGAGCCTCGCCGTCGCGGATGTCGCGCAGATGACGCTCGGCAGCGTACCGAACCAGATCGCCGACAACGAACAGCTTCCCGTCGACGGCAGCTTTCGCCCAGGCGGTCGTCGGGTCGGGATCGGCGAGGAAGCGGTTAGGCACCGCCGCCGCGGTTCTTCAGATAGGCGTCGGCACCGGTGCGGCGGACAGTCCGCTTCGCGACCTTGCCCGCGCCAGAGCGACGACGCGGAGCAATGCCAAGCTCCTGCTCTTGCCGATCAGCGTCAGACCCGGCCTCGCGCATGGCGGTGAAGTACGGGGACAGGCGGGCGATGGCTTTCGGGTTGCCGCGCTTCGGCTTCATGACCGCGCCGTTCTCGGCGACCTCGCGCGCGGCGCGATCGAAGACGAGATAGGCGATGACGAGGCGCTGGATGGCGTGAGCGTTCGCCGGGGCGAGCAACTCGCGGTCCTTAAGCTCGGTCGTGATGCGCCGCCAATGCTCGGAAGCGGCGGCGCGCTCCAGATCGTCAGTTAGTAGCAGGGTCCAGTCGGGTTCCGGCACGATTGCGCCAGTTCCCTCGATCGCGGTGAGGCTCATGACACGTCATCCCCTTCGGGGATGCCCCGAACTTTTTACCTGAAAATTGGTCTCGCTGCGTGTGCATGGGCCGCCGGGTGTCCCCTTTGGCGCCCTCCCACCCTTTTGACCGGGGGGTGGCGGTCGATCCATTGGGATCGCCGCCCCTCGTGTCAGCTGGCGTCGACGTGCGGTCGCGTCATTGCATCCCAAGGCGACTGGTCGACGTCGGGCGCACTGGCAGGGTCGACGCCGAGGGCGCGCAGCTTCGTGTCGATCTCCCCAAGGCGGGCAACGAGCGTGGCGCGATAGACGGGTGCGATGGCCTCGACGAGCCACGCGTCGCTGAACGGTCCTACGCCCCGCAGGCCGGCGCCCGGCTGGGCGAGGGCGATCGTCAGGCGCTCGCGGTCGTGGATCAGGGTGGCGGCCTCGTGGACCTGCAGGACAGTCAGCATCATTGCACCTCGAACTTGAAGCCGTACCGACCTATAATCTTGGCAGCGTAGTCACCGAGCACGGCAGCGGCACCGGGCGAGACGTACTCGACCAGCGCGCAGGTGACGGCTGCGACCATGAGCGCGGGCTTCGTCCAGAAGCGCTGGCGGGCCGATAGGGTGGCTTCGATGTTCATCATCCGCTCCTGTTCCAAGGATGGTCGGGGCTGGTCGGCCGGCCGTCGCGTCCTATGCCTCGCCCCTTGATCGGGGCGGCATGTCCGAACTGCTCTGCGGTGACCCCAAGGTGACACGGCTTGCACAGGTTCTCGGTGTTCTCGTCGACGTCCTCGCCGCCATGATCGAGCGGCACCTTGTGGTTGACCTCGTCAGCCAGGCGCACGATGCCGCGGTCGAGGCAGCGTTCGCATAAGCCATCGGTGCGGGCGAGGCGGCGGGCTCGAGCCTTCTGCCCGGCCCGACCTCGGAGGCGTTCACCCATGCCCGCGCACTGTCGATCGCAGGCGTGCTGCCAGATCCTCGATGCGGGCGATGCGGCCCTCGGCGTCGCGCCGGTCGCGTGCTGGCTCCATGAAGTCGAACGCCGCGTCGTGAACGTCGCGCGCGATGTCCTGCAGCAGGGCGACGATGTCGGGCTGGGGCATGGCTGCTCCCGTCGAGAAGGGGCGAGGGATTCCGTTCACGGCTCCCTCGGGCCGGGCTAGACGTGCCGTGACCTGATTGGTCCTGGGTCTTCGCATTCCTGAATTGCGTTGCACAGCGCCGGAAGCACAGGCTTCCTGCGTTTGGTCGGGGAGCGCAATGGCATGGTGACCAAGATCGTCTATCCCCGCCTGCTGCTTGAGCAGCGACGCCGTCAGGCGTGCCCGTCCAATAGCGGAGCGGGAATCACCTGCCAAGCCTCTATTTCCATCGTCAGCGAACCGCCGAAATGGATCGTCGCCTTCGTGCCGGACGAACTCTCCACGCTGCCGATCATCCCCGCCATCGACGGCATGTCGAGCACCGCCACCCTCGCACCTTGCTCGAAGTCGCGGCGCTCGCGGCGCAGTGCCGTGCGCCGTGCCCGATCGGTGCGCATCTGCTCGGCCCGCGCGCGCTGGGCCTGCGCTCGCGTCTCGGCGTCCCGCTGGGCTTGAATGGCGACCGCGGCGTCGGCCTCCTCCTCGCGCAGCCCGTCTAGGCTTGCGCTGCCGATCAACGGCACCCGCCCCGCCATCTGGAAGACCGAGAAGGGCGGATGCAGCAGCGCGTCGTCGAGGGCGATACGCGCGAGGTCGTCGAGGTGCTCGGCGCCGACGAAGACGAAGCCCGGCAAGATGGCATAGTCGATCTCCCTCATGCGGGGCCGCAGGCCGAGGTAGCGCGCGCGGCGCTGCCCCGGCATCGGACGGCGGAGGGTGCGCACCGGCGCCCAGGCATCGAGCCCGGCGGCGTCGAGTGACCGGGCGAGGGGCAGGGTGCGGCCGCCGCTGGTCGAGAGGATGCACCAGCGCGAGTGCGGGAGAGTAGCAAGTGTAGCAACTGTAGCGGCCCCCTGCGCTACACTTCGAAGATCGCCCCTCATCGTCATGTTAAAACCTCTGAAAATATAGAGAAAACAATAGGATATTCATTCCACTCCTCAGTTGCGGGAGTAGATGGAAGGGCATCAAAGCGCGCCGGTGTAGCGAAGAGTAGCAACCTCATTGCTACTCTTACGGGCCTGCTGGCATGGCATATGCCTCCCAGAGATGGACAGCGAACGGCATCGGCCGACGATAAAACCGCATGACATTGCCGAGATGATCGGTGAGATCGGCGCGTGTCGGCGACAGCGCCGTCACCCGCACTGGCGTGAGCAGCCCGACAATCGACGCCACGAGACCGTTGCAGTCGACGCGGCGGTACTGCGGATGACGCCAGCAGCCGAATAGATCAATCGTCGACCAGCCGGCCTCAATCGCCTGAGCGCCCCAGCGGCGCGAGACGGCGACGGCCTCGTTCGTGATCTCGTCGAATATCTCTGGGCGGATGAATGACGGGCAGGGCGATCCCGACCAGGGCAGAAGATAGCCATCCCACGGCAACTTTACGACAGCATCGGAAAGTTCATTTTCGGCGCTGGGGCCTGCTACAGTTGCTACTTTCGCTACCGTCTTGCACGGGACGGCCGGAATGGCGCGGATTTCTGCGGGTTTCGACGCTGCGCGCAACATCGAGAAATCATCGCTACCGATCGCTACCGGCCGCGACGCTTCGGCGGCGATGAACGCCGAGGGATCGAATGCGCTAGCCATTGCGGGCCTCGCGCATCTGCAGGCGCCAAGCCTTACGGACCTTGGCGCCGCTTACCATGCCGCCGCCGGGCAGCTGGTCCGAGAGATGTTCGTGACGTACGAGGACATCGATCAGGGCGGCGATATGGTCTCCCCCGCGGCGAAGTCGGCTCGGGCCGAACTGCGCGATTGCCTTCGCGGAGATCAGGTTCTCGGTCCATTTTTCGCGCAGCCAGTCTGAGAGGAGTTGAGCGTCTGCCATGAGCGGGTCGGTGCTGGGCTTCCCGAATAGCCTCACGGCTTCGGACAGATAAAACTCGGCGAGCTGGATACCGCGCGCCAGCGTCGGCGCGTCCAGCTCGCGCAGGCGAGCGCCTTGCTCGAAGGCTGCGAGATTGACTGCAAGCCGCGCAGCTTGCTCCGGCAGCTTGCCGACGAAGCCTTTCACCTCCTTGAGGTCGCCCTCGGGGCCGAGGCGCGCTTCAAGCGCATTGTAGAACGCCCACCACATAGCTTTCGCCTGATCGGAAAAGATGACGGGCTCGGGCTTCAAGACCGGCGTGTCGTCGACCATGGGCAATGGCGCAGAAATGATCGTGCTGAGCCGTTCGCGGAAAGTCCCGATCGCCGCGCGATGCTCCGGGCTTTGGCGACGGTCAGGATCGACGAACCTCGATCCGGCTTTGCTCTCGGGAGCCGCGACGAGGAGGCGGCTCAAGAACCCTTGCCCCTGCGCCTCGGCGTTGCCGAGGAGGCGACCGGCGAGGAACGGCTGAATCATGAGGTGGAAGGCGAGCCGGCGCCCCTTGAGCGCTGTGAAGCCCTCGCCGACCGTGTTGATCTGCACCGCCCTACCGTCCCAGAAGTCGCTCAGCAGCGATATGGTCAGAAGCTGATTATCGGGAGTCATGCCGTAGCCGCCGAGCCACGACCCGCCCTCGTCGGACATGAGGCCCATCGACGGGCGACCGCTGATATACCGCTTGACCAGCGCCTGCGTTGTTCCGCTGCGCATCACGATAGTCGGGTCGGGCGGACCCTCTGGACGCGGGCCGAGATCGCGGTAGGCCTGCGCAAGGGCGGCTTGGCCACCCTTCTTGTGAGTTTGCGTCGCTTGTTTCTTCGCTTCGTCCCACGCCGACTGCTCGATCAGCGTGTTCGCCTTCCGGGCCTGAAAATCATCCTCGAGCTTTTCCTGAAAAGCCCAGACCGGAGCCATCATGTAGTCGTCGCAGGCCGATTTGCGGTCGCCGCTCTCGGCGATGGTAACGAGGCTGAGCGACGTCGGCCGCCTCTGTCCGGTTGGCAGCTCGACGTCGAAGTGACCCTGCCCGGCGAGCGAGATCGCTGCGAGGCAGCACTGCGCAGCGATCGACACCGGCACGAATGTAGCATCTACTCCTGCGGCGACCGCCGCCGCCAGCACCGGCCCAAGCGCCTCAACCGGATATTCGGCCTGGTTGCCCTTGTCGCCCATGATGTCGAGCGGTTGCACGACGGTGGGCGCCGCATCTGCGAACTGGTCGTTGAAGCGCCCGCTCATGCCGTCACCGCGCGCAGCTGGTCGTTCCAGTCGTCGAACTGGTCGCCCGGTCGAGCACTGGCAACCTCAAGCCCGAGATCCGAAAGCGCGATAGCCGCCTTGGCGGCGGCGATGCGACCGGCCGTGTTGTTCTGTTCGGCGATGATGACCTTGCGAACGATCGGCGGCAGTTGAACCGAGGGCATCATACTCGTGCCGAACGGCACCCAGACCGGGTGTCCCGGCCCCTCCTGCATGATCGACAAGCCATCTTCCGGCCCCTCGGCCATGATGATGACGGGCTCGGCCTCGCCCAGGCGGAGAGCCGAGCCGCGGATCGAGCCGAGGCTCAGCTTGCAATCCTTCTTGCCGAGCGCAGGGTCGTCGTTCTTGAAGAATATCCGCTGGATGCCGACCACGGCGCCGGTGCCGTCCTGCGCCCCGCAAACAAGGGCAGGGCGGTTGCGGCCCCATTCACCGGTTTCCTTATCGCGCCACGACGGCACCATGCCGAAGCGGACGAACGGCGGGGGCTCAATCGTGACGCCGCGCGCCCGCAGATATATCCTGCCCGGCGTCTCGGCGACCGGCGCCGAGGCCTTGAAGAACTTGCGCGCCCACTCCTCCTTTTCGAGGTCATCGAGCCGGTCTTCGGCTGCTGCTTTCTGGCGCTCGGCCGGCGACCATGTCGGCAGATCATCATTGGCGAGCCGCTGATACGCCTCACGAAAGCCGCAGCCTTCGCGCTCCATGACGAACTTGATCTGGTCGCCGTGCCACCCGCAGCCGAAGCAGTGCCCGAATCCCTTCGCGTCGTTCACGAAGAAGCTGGGCGAGTTCTCACCGTGGAACGGGCAGAGGCCCTTATACTCGCGGCCCGAGCGCTTGAGCGCGGTCGCGCGACCGACGACGCCCGACATGAGCACACTGGCTTTGAGCTCGTCGACGCGCCGCCGAAACTCGGCGGCGTAGTTTAAGTCGGCAGCAGAGATTGATCGACGCTCGGTGCGATGCATCGCAGTCAGCCCTTCTCGGAGGGCGCGCGATAGTCCCGCATATAAGCGAGGAGACGGTCAGCATTTTTCAAAGAGAGCGAACGCGTTCCGGCGCGAAGCTGGCTTACGACCGCGCCGTCGTTCAGCGCGTCGAGACCAAGCCTCGATGGGGCAACCTCCGTCCGCTCAAGAAAGGCTTCGACTTCAGCCAGGAGGCTCTTTTCGAGGGGTGTCTGCATCCCTCCGACCTATGATTAATATCCAATGATCGCAATCAAAATCGTTGGAAATTTATCAAATGGTAACATTTCGAAGTCTATGGGATATTTCCAACGGATGGAGATCGAATTTGAAACGTGAAGAATCAGCCAGGCGCGCGCGCGAAATCTATGATCGCTTGATGAGTCTGCCTCGTCCCGACGGCTACTCGAACAATCAGTGGGCCAGTGACGCGGGGGTCAACACGTCGTTCTTCACTAACTTGAAGAACGGCAGCGAGCCTAGTGTTGGCAACCTCAGAAGCGTGATCGAGGTTCAGGGGATTACCCTGCCTGAGTTTTTCTTGGGCGAAGCTCATGGACGTTTGAGCCCAACGGCGTCGGTGGAACGATTAGAACGGGCAATCCTTGAGGCGCTGCCCGATGCTCCGAAGCGGTACGACAAGAGGGCGCGATACCTCGCCGAAGTCGTATCACAGATTCTTCAGCTTCCTGACGATCTTCATTCCACGCTTTCCAGCGCGCATCCGAAAGCCGAGGCGGATCGCGAAGAAGAGACTGCAGTTCGCGCTGCCACCAAATGAGTTTCGACATCGTGACGGCGCAGTGACGCCGGCGGCAGCCGCAGCCACTGGCGCCCTCGACTGGCAAGTCGGCATGACCAACAATCTCAGAGAAGCACATCGTCGATCATCCACAGATCACGCATGACACGAGTGACGTAAATCATGATCCCTGCAAGCGGCGGCTTCATAAGACCGCTCATGTTCGTGTCCGAATCTTCGTAGAGCTCCCACCCTTTTGGCGTCGGCCACATCAGGAAAATCCCGTTTGTCCTCCGATCGAGGATGTAATTTTCAGTAAAGGCCGGGCCGACTAGCATCGCTTGAAAGTCTAGAGATGTCGGATATTTTTTAACTATGTCGACGGCCGCCGCTACTTCTGCCGCCTCTGCCTCTACACCGCCGCCTGGGTTTAAGTGGTGGAGGGCAATTTCTTCTAGAGACTGGGCCGGCACATCGACAAGATCTCCGTCGACCCTGTCCCACACGCGAACACGCTTTCCCTCCAAAAACTGATCGGTAGATCTTCGGACGTGCGCCAGCTCCCATATTCGGTGAAGGGGGAACAGGGGCGATTCCGCTGCAATCACTCGCGCCCTGTCAACGATAGAGGCAAACCATTTTAGTGCGTCTATTCCGCACCCAAATTCTCGCATCTGCTTAAGCACGGCCGCTTTTTGGACTTCGAGCTGGTCAAACTCTTTGGGCCTGCCGGGTCCACTGGCATCATTAATCGGGACCAGAAGCCCTTCCTTTGTCCAGTGCGACAAAACCTCGTCCTGCAAGCCGGTAAAGCGAGCCACCTTGCCGCGAGTGAACGGGCCAGTTGGCACGGTGGCACCAGAGATTTTGTATCGTGACATAAGGCCTCCAAAGGGGTGCCACTCTCTTTAAAGGGGTTTAACCCCTTTGTAAAGGGTGCAGCCCCTTTCGGCGGATATTGGAAATTTATCAAGAACTCGTTGACGACATGATAAATTTCCAATAGCTAGACGAAATCAGCAGATCGCTTCCGGGCCGAAGACGCTGGTGTCACTCTAGCAGGAGGTAGGCTCATGGCTGCCGACGTTAAATCAATTAATGCCCCATCAAAAATTTGGATCAACGCCGTTGGGAAGGAGCTTCCTGGCTGGGTTGTCGAGAGCATGTTCTCGCCGGATGTCGCTGAGAACGGCAGCTTCACCATCGACGCCGCCGATGGCGCCACAATCGTCGAGCTCGGCTTCGCCGTATTTGATCTGAACGGCCAAGTCTACGCCTGCCATCCTAAGGGAATGCCCGCGAAGCTTGCTGCCGCGGCCGGCCCTGACAACGCGGTCGTTGACGACCTCACCAAGTCGATCGAGGCGCGCCGGGAGCGCAAGGCCGAAGAGTTTCAAGTGTCCCGCGCAGCGAAGCGCGAAACAGACAAGCCGCTGCGCATCAAGCCGATGATCGGCTCGCCGCCCGCTCCGCAGTTCGCGCAGATTGACCAATTGAAAGTCGACGACAGCTACCAGCGCTCGATCGAGGGCGGAGCATCCAAGAAACTGATTCGCACGATCGCCGAAAATTGGGACTGGCGCCTTTGCTTGCCCCTGATCGTCTCGCGCCGCAACGGCGAGCTATATGTCATCGACGGCCAGCACCGCAAAGAGGGCGCCGCCCTTCGCGGCGACATCCGCGACCTGCCCGTGGTTGTTTTCGACTTCGACGACCCGCAGCAGGAAGCCGAGCTGTTTGTTCAGGCCAATCGCAGCCGCCGCGCGATGTCCACGCTGGACGACTTCCACGCTGCCGTCGCCGCTGGCGACGCGAAGGCCATCGCGATCAACAGCGTGGTTACGGAGGCGGGGTTGGTCGTCGGCCGCAATCAGGCGTGGCAGTATTGGCAGCCGGGCGAGGTCATCTTCACCCAGGCGATCAAGAAGGCGCTGGTCTCGCAGGGCAAGGAAATTGCCACGCGGGCGTTGACCATGATCGCGCAGGCATTCGACGGCATGGTTCTGGTCGGCGGCGGTGCCATCTTCACAGGCCTCTGCATCTTCATCCAGAGCCGGGAAAAGGACGAGCGGCCGATCGATGCCGATCTGATGACCAGTGTTCTTTCCGAGGTCGGCATTCCCGGCTGGAAGGAAGCGACCGAGGGCGTCGAAAGCGGGCAGGACCGCATCGACTCCATGCTCAAGGCGATGGAAGAGGCCTACGCCGAGGCGGAGGCTGAATGATGCTGAACCGCTCCGGCTCTCCGTTCGGCGACGTGCAAAAGGCGCTCGCCCGCGCCTTGCACGAAGCTGGGCAAACCGACCGCGAAATCGCAGACGGATGCGACACCTCGGTCAACAACATCATCTGGTGGCGGAAAGAGGAAGGGTTGCCCGAGCACCTTTCGCCTGACGCCGCCGAGCGTGCCGCCGAGGCGCGCTATATCGAACCCGTTCGGCGCGTCGCCCCCGCGCCGGGTCAGCCGCGGCTCTCGCCCCCCTCATCCCCCCCAGCGGGGCCGCGGCTGACTTCACCCGAGCAGGCTCAGGCCGCTTTTACCGCGCCGGTCGAGCCGGTCGGTGACAACGCGCTCGAAATTGGCGAGCGGATTGACGGCAAGGCGTTCGTCGATCTGGAAGAACTGCTGACAACCCGTTTGCTCATTCAGGGCAACAGCGGGAGCGGCAAGACGCACCTTCTGCGCCGCATCCTCGAAGAATGCGCCGGCATCGTGCAGCAGGTCATCATCGACCCGGAGGGCGACTTCGTCGGCTTCGGCGGGGCGTTCGGCCATACCGTCATCGACGCGGCTGTGCATAAACCGTCTCGGCTGTCGAATATCGCGGGCAAGGTTCGCCAACTGCGCGGCTCGGTCGTCGTCAATCTCGACGGGCTCGACATCGACGGGCAGATGGATGCGGTCGCGGCCTTCCTCGGCGGGTTGTTCGACGCGCCGGCCGAGCATTGGCACCCGGCCATCGTGGCCGTCGACGAGGCGCATCTATTTGCGCCGACCGGCGACAACGGCGAGGACCGTGACATCCGGAAAGCCAGCTTGCAGGCGATGCAGAACCTCATGTGTCGCGGCCGTAAACGTGGCCTCGCAGGCATCATCGCGACGCAGCGCCTGTCGAAGCTTCACAAGAATGTCGCGGCTGAGGCGAGCAACTTCCTCCTAGGCCGGACCTTCCTCGACATCGACATCAACCGTGCTTGCGATCTGCTCGGGTTGCAGCGCCCCGACGGCGAGCGGGTCCGCAACCTCGAGCGCGGCACCTTCCTCGGCCTCGGCCCCGCCGTCGCGCGCCGGCCGGTGATGGTGACGGTCGGCCCCTGCATGACGCAGGGCAAGGCTGGGCCTGAGAAGGGCATCACGCCGCTGCCTACCTTGCGGCCCGAGGACATGCAGGCGCTCTTGCTGGCCGATGACGGCGAGGGCGAGGACGCCGACGAGGTCGTCATCCCATTCCAGAGGGTAGGGTGATGAAGATGGAACGCATCTCTTCGGCAGTTCCTCCCGAGACGCTCGCTTTGATGGTCGAACTTCTCCCGTCGATCGAAAGCCTCCGCGATCTCTGCGCCGTCACCGGACTGAGCACCGAAACCGTGCGCCGTCAGACCGAGCCCTTCATCGCGATCATGAAGTTGCAGGGCACACTTCCAAAATGTCCCTGCGGCCGCGACAAGTTCCACCCCTACGGATGCACCTTCACGCAGGCGAAGAAGCGGCTCGGCGATCGTATCGCGGGGGTTTCGCCCGAGGAGTCGGAGCGGCTCCTGCACCGCCGCCGCCTCGGCATCGACATGCTGGTCGCTGGCGACCGCTACTCCGTCATCGACGAAGCGCTCGGCATGAAGCGGGGAGGGGCGAGGAACTACCTGCGGTTTCTCAGCCCCGAGCAGCTGGAAGCGCGTGAGCGCGCCATGACAGCATCTAAGCCCGAGGAGGCCTTCGCATGATCCATGTCGCTGCCAGCAATTCGCCCGCCGAGGTCGCGTGGGCGGCATTTGACGCCGCCGCCATCCGGCTCAATCGAATGTACGCCGAATGCGCGCCCGACTGGGACACGCCCGAGGAGCGCGCCGCGCGCCTTTCCCTATCGCTGGAGGTCGTGCGCCTCTGGAATGAGTTTCGTGCGCTGCTGGTCGGCGACGACACCGGGCCGAGGCCCGCGGCATGAGCGCGCGCCGTCGATCGCACTTCATCTTCGTCACGACGCTGATCTTCGTCGGTGCGGAGGCAGCGCTGGTCGACGGGTGCGCGGCGCCGGAGCCGGCGCTCGTCCGGGGCGGGCTATGACCGACCTGTTCAATTATCCGCACCAGCCAGGCGCTCGCGATCGGGACACTTCCCGAGCTGCGGCGGAGCACGTCGCATCGACCGCGCCGCTGCTGCGCGCTCGTGCGCTGGCGGTAGTCGAGTGCTCGAACGGGCTGACGGCGGACGAGGTCGCCGGGAAGCTCGGCTTGTCGATCCTGTCGATCCGGCCGCGGCTCACCGAGCTGTCGAGGCTCGGCAAGGTTCGCGACAGCGGACAGCGCCGGCCAAACGCGAGCGGCCGCAAGGCGATTGTCTGGGCGCCGGTCTTTCCGGCGCGCCTGAAAGGGCAACGACCATGACCGAGGACGAAAAAGACGATCTCCTCGAAAGCAAGTCCGACATCCCCACCGCTCAACAGGAGAACAACGTGAGCGACACCATCCGCGCGCCCGGCCCGTACCGTCTGCACAAGATCGACGGCGCCAACCTTACCCGGCCGCACGCGACGTTCGACGAGGCTGAAAGTGAAGCGCGGCGGCTCGTCGCGCTCTATCCCGACAGTTCCTATTTGATCGCGCAGGAAGTCGCGCGGGTCGTGTCGCATGGCTGATGACGTCGACATGGCGACGACGCTCGCCGATCAGCACCTCGCACATAGCCTACGCGCTGCGCGCGCGACGGTGCCCGCTGGCGTGTCTGGCGAGTGCCAACAATGCGGCGAGGACATGCCGCGCCTCGTCAACGGGCGCTGCGGGTATTGTCGCGACGGGAGAGCGCCGAAATGAGAAAGCGAATAGAGGTCGAGGTAGACTTGAGCGACATCGACAGCGACGACCTTCGCGAAGAATGCCGTTCGCGCGGAATCGAAGACAGCCCCGGCGTGGACGTCATCTCCGTTTCCGATCTCGCCCATGCAATCGCATCCGGCCCCACAGACCGGGCATTTCAGGAACTCGAAGCGATGTTCGCCGACAGCAAGAAGCTACGGCACGCGATCGGCGTCGGCCGGAGACGCGTGCGATGAGCGCGAAACCCTTGCGACCGATCGCCGAGCTGCTGCACGAGTGGCAGTTCAACGTCGCGCTCGAATGCCGCGGCGCGCCGCCGGGAGAGATGAAATTGGCGCTCGGTGGCGCCGTGCTCGAGCTGCACGACCTCGACCGGGTGCTTTGTTGGGCGGCCGAACAGGCGGTCGCGGCGTTGCCCGATCCTGACGAGGCTACCGGCTGTGTCGACGACGCAAAAGCCGGCGGTGCTGGGGCCTGGCGCTCGGCTGTCGGCGCCGATGAATGTTGAGCGCTTTGCGGATTTGCGGACTTTGCGGCGGGAGCGGCTCGATCCGCGAAACCCTCGCCAAACTGGAGAAGATATGAAGACCAACCCCAAAGGCGCCGCCCGGCCGCCGCAGGAGCCCTTTGCCGTCGACTACGGCTTTGATGATCGGCTGTTGCCGCTCGCGGCCGTGATCGAACTGGCGGGCATCAAGAAGACGATGATTTACCGCCTTATGCGCGAGGGCAAGTTCCCGCAGTCGTGCAAGCCGGGCGGCGCCGCGACGCGCTGGAGCGAGCGCGAAGTCAAAACGTGGCGCGAAAAAGTGCTGGCCGAACGCGTCTGATGAGCGTCAACTGTGCATTCTACGCGAGGAGGAACCAATGCGATTTTTTGACGACATTCAGGGCAATGCGCGGCCTGTTTCGGCCATTACAAGAATCGGCCCGCCCCGCGAGGTGACGTTCCAGCCGACCGGACATAAGGGCTTTGTCCATTCGGTCGAACTGGCCGACGATACCTCATGTGAAATCCGCAGCTATGTGCGCGACAAGATAATGGAAACCCCCGTTCATATGGTGGCGGCCGAGCCGAACACCTTCTTGGTCGGCATGATCGGCGACGCGGGCGACGAAGACGACAGTCCTTGGCAGACACCGGTTATCGCCTGGGCGCTGACTGCGGAGGGGTTCGTTGTCCCGGTCACCGTCGACGGCGTCAACGACGATTCGACCAGCAGCAAGACGGTTCTACACTCGAATGGGATGGTCATCGAGCCAGCCAACCAAAGCTGGCGCCGGTATGAGGACTATCTCGCCGAAATGCGAGAGCGTCGCGACGAAAAGGCCGGCAAGGCGACCTAGCCTACGCGCTCCAGCGTCTTCCGCGGTGCTTTCGGCGAGGTGTCCGCCCAGCGAATAGGCTTGCCGATATGCTCGGCCGGCGCTTCCAGCCCCTCGGTGATGATGTCGGCCCATGCCTGCGCGATCTCGCGGCGCCGCGGCATATAGGAAGCGCGGTTGTATGCGCCCTCGACCTTGTCTTTCGGGACGTGCGCCAGCATCAGGTCGATGACGGCGCGGTCGCCTTCCTGCTTGTCCGGCCGCTCGTTCATGATGGTGCTGAACGCCGCGCGGAAACCGTGCGGGACGTGGCGTTGATAGTAGCCAGCGCGGATCAGCAGCGCGCGCAGGGTGTTCTCGGAGATAGGGCGGTGAGGGTGGCGCTCGCTGGGGAACATGAGCCGATAATTCCCGGTCAACATCCGCAACGTCTGCACCAGCTCGACCGCCTGCGTCGACAGCGGCACCAGATGGTCGCCGTCCTCATCGGCCTTGCGGTCGAGGTCGCCCTTCATACGCGAGGCGGGGATGCGCCACAGCGGCGCCGGGCCGTCCAGATCCTCGAACTCCGACCATTCGGCGTTCTGAATTTCGTTCGGGCGCACGGCCGTCAGCGCCAGCAGGCGCAGGGCGAATTTCGTCGAGGCGCGGCAGCGCTCGTCGTCGCAATCGCGGAGCATCTGGCGGACGACCTTGATCTGGTCCTCATGCTCGCGGATGCGGTCGATGATCGAGGGTTGCTTCTTCGAGCGCGGCACCTTCGGCAGCGCCTTGCCCATGCTCGCGGCCGGGTTCGCCTTCGCGAGCCCGGCAGGGATGGCATAGACATACACGTCACCGATGCGCTGACAGACGCGGTGCGCGGTCTCGATCGCGCCGCGCTGCACGATCGCGTTGAGCACCTCCAGCACCTTCGGGCTTTCGATCTCGCCGATGGGGAGGTCGCCGATCGAGGGGAAGACGTCGTTGTCGAGCGACTTAAGCACGTCGCCCGAGTGGACGACAGACCAGCCCGCCTGGGGGCGCTCGATCCAGTTCGCGGCGTCGCGCTCGTGCCACTTGCCGCCATGCGCGGCGCGCCATGCCCGGAACTTCTTCACCGACCAGCCCGACTTCAACTCGAACCATTGCTCGGCGACGATCTCGAACGTGTTCTTTCCGGCCGTCGCCTTCGCGGCCGTCGCGACGCGCCGCTCGACAGCAGGGTCGCGGCCCTCGCGCAGCAGCGCCTTCGCCTCGTCCCGGCGCGCGCGGGCATCAACCAGCGTGAGGGCAGGGTAGGAGCCGAAGGTCAACGTCTTCTGCGCGGGCTTGCCCGCGGCGTTCTTCCCGAACGAATAATTCATGCGCCAGTGGCGACCGCCGGCCGTCGTGACGTGCAAAAAAAGCTGGCCGGAATCGGCGAGCTTGTAATCCCGGTCGGCGGGCTTCGCGGCTTTGATTTTGGCGTCGGTGAGCAC